TTTTCTTTGAGTGGTTTTGATAGTAACTTAGGTACTGATTCCACTTCAATCTCATTCACTTCACAGAAATGTAGAACTGCATCAATATAATTCATGTCAGAATTATGGACGGCAATCTTCTCAACTTCCTGCGAAAATTTTGCAGGTGTCATAAATTTATCCTCTAGTAATTTTGATTTATCCATACTTGTCTTGGTACTCGCTTCGATATTGTATTAGTTTTAAGAGAAACTCTTTCTTCGGTGGAAGCACCTTGACTTGAGTGTCACCGTTTTCACAAGCAACAATAGTCACGAGTTGTTTAACAGTTATACCATAAATCTCCTGTAAACAGCAAGCATATGCTGTCTCTTGGACATAATAATCGTAAAGATATTGTTCTCTTTTTGGTTCAGCAGCAGTCTTAAAGTCTATGATAGATAGTACTCCATCAAAATCAGCGATACAATCTACACGACCAGCTATTTCTAAATGATCTGAGTATAGTGCTGCTTCTTGTAAGAATATATTATTTATCCGATCTAGTACATGCTTACTATGCTGAAACATAACTACAGGGAGTGGAGATTCTTTGTATGAATCTATATCTAATCTATTATTGAAGTAGTCTTCAACGATAGCATGATACGTAGTACCTCTAGTAGTAGAACGTTTGCAAATAGCATCCGCTTTAGTGCTACCAATCCTTGCTCTCCACTTAGCAATACCTGCTTTCTTGGCAGCGTTGTTGCTAATGACTGTAGTGATAGAAGGATAGTTCTTCCCATAAGGAGTGGAGTATAACCTCCTACCTTCTATCATCCTAGCTTCCATTTGAATGGGACTAATGCCATCCCTGTGTGTAAAGGTCATAATCCTAACTGCATTTTACTAATGAGATAGGACTTGATTAATCCAGAACGAACGATATCATTCACTCCAAATTCTATCATAGAAAACTCTTCCATGTTCTCAAGGATACGTTGGAAGTCTATGATGCCATTCCTTTCTTTGTCTCTAGTTAAGTCTGTCTGATTTACATCACCACAGAACATAATCTTAGAGTCTTGACCAACACGAGTCATAATAGAATCTAACTCGTGGAAGTTAAGGTTCTGGCACTCATCCACTATGATAACAGAATTATCTAATGTTGTGCCACGTAGGAAAGATGTAGACCAAAATGATATGGTCTCTTGATGTTTAAGATTCTCATAAAGCATCTCGAAGGATGCATCATCAGGCATCTCAAACATCGACTGAACCATATTCTTATATGGTATCTGATATAGGAGAGACTTGTCTTCATGATCTCCTGGTAGGAAACCAATCTCTCTTGTTGCTACCAATGATCTAACAAGATAAACCTTTTCGAATGGTGTGTGATCATTAAGAACATCCCTGAGTGCAAGATACAATGCCATGAATGTTTTACCTGTACCAGCACATCCATAAGCAAAGAGGTTCTTGTCTGCACCCCACTCTTTAAAGAACAACTCTTGATTCTCAGTCAAGGGTTGTATGTCTGTCATGTAAGAAGAATCAATAGGTTTCTTACGCCTCAACTGTCTCTTAGACATAGCACGAGGGTCGGGTACTTTTTGTTTACGTCCTGCCATAATTAATTGCTCCAATCATATCCACGACGGTCGAATCCATTATCAACCTTTCCAACTCTACCAATAACATCTTTCCAACCTGGATGTGTCTTTGACATTTTATCACGCCAGTCACCAACCTCTGTAACCTCACCGCAGACACCTGCTTGCCAGTCTTTGTCCCAGTCAGGATTATCATCCCTCCACTCACAATATTCTTTCATTGTCATGGAGAGTTCTTTAGTCTCTCCTGTTTCTTTATGTTTTACTGGATATGTTGGCATATTAATTCCACCCCAATGCTTTTGATACTGTAGGAAACTCTTGAATAAAAATAGACCTAACCATCTCTGCAATTTCCATGTGCTCTTTCTGAGTACCATGTGCAGAACGTAAGTCTATGTAATGTACCCAAGAACGTACACTACCTGTCATATATAACCGAGTCGGTGTAGCAAGAGGTAGTACAAACCGAGCACACTCCTTAGCAACACCCTCATCTAAGAGTTCGTTATATAAATCCATTGCATCACTAAAATGAACAGCGATCTTTGCTTGAAGAGCATCCTTTTTATCTTGTGGGATGTCATCGTTGCTGTTCTGTCTGTTCTTTAAGTCCTGACTGCGAAGATCAGGTACACATATCATAGTGTCCAATAGATTTGTACTAGCATAACGCTGACTAAACTCTTGGAAAGTAAATGATCTGTGCCTTAAGATCTGTGCAGCGAGACCACGAGTAGTCTCAATCTCCACAGTCATGTGTGCTTGTTCAAATACCGACCAATGCTGATGCTTTATGCAGTAACTTAACAATCCAGCTACGTTTGGGTTGTCTTGGTTGTTTGGGTTGCTGACTCTCGCCACGTAACCCATCGTCTCCTCCGCTTTGGGAGTCACCGATGTCAATTTCACTTGTTGCATTCTTTTTCTTCAGGGATCTTCGTATAAGTTTGGCGTACTTCACATCCATATCAGTATACCAGTCTGGATGCTTTTTGGCAAGCTTTATTATTCTCTTCGCTGTTTTTCTAGTCTCTTTTCTTTGGGGGTCGTCCATACGTATGCATTTGGATCAGAATATACTTCTGCTTCTAAGCAATCAACAAGACTCTTCATGTTCTTAACGATTAGCTTTAGTTTTTCTCTGTCCATAGTGTCTTCGGTTCATTGTATATTTATTGTAGCATATGTGAAGAACTTTTACAACAAAAAAATCCTGGAAAAAATTTTCCAGGATTCATAGAAATCACATTGTGATTTTGTTTCAGCTCTTGGAAGCGAACTTGCGTTCTACTTTGATCCCACGATACATTAGATCATGGTTTCTCTTTTGAGCTTCTGCTTGTACCATTTGACGGTACGCTTCAGAGTCGTACTTGACTCCACGGTAAGTGACTTGTGCCATTGGCTTGTCCTCTGGATAGGGTGGATGAAACCCCGTTCCTTCAGTCGGCATTTGCGTCCCAACAATAAGGTGCTGTCTCCATAACAACCTGAACTAATTCAAGTCGTACCTCCTCTGATATGCTGTTGTTGACTGACATCTTCTCAATGAGAAGTTGCCTTTCGAGACAGGTCAAAGTAGTAGTAAGAAGAAGCAGATGATACATGGGATGAACGATCCGTTCCGTGTCGGCTTACTTGCGACCCTTGTGGGTTGAACGTAATGTCATGATAGCATGACAATTTTATTTAGTCAAGTGTAACGGTCAAATACGATACACTTTTATAATGTTTTAATCATTGACCTCGTAAGAGTGAGGTACATAATCGGGGCAGAGCATACTACCAACCAACTTTCTGGCAGGTATATTGTTATCGAGTTTGTCTTGCATCCAGATTCGTTCCTTCAAGGAAACTTCTCCGTCTGTTGATAACATTCTGCAAACTATATCAGTTAACTCCAACTGTTCTCCGTTGCTTAACTTGTTTGATGGCCTCAGGAAGGATAGCATATTCTTGCCTCTGTATTCTAGGGATTAAAGTTTCTAAAGTATCATCAGGTTCGATAGGAACTTTCTTTTGAAGTATTACTTCACCTGAATCTAACTCATCATTCACATAGTGAACTGTGCAACCTGTCTCCTTATCACCTGACTCCAATGCTTGTTCGATTGCATGAAGTCCTTTGTACTTCGGAAGCAGTGATGGATGTAAATTAATTATTCTATTGGGAAATGCTTTAACAAATTCAGGTGAAATCACCTTCATGTATCCAGCAAGAACAATAAGATCAACTCTCCATGCTTGCATTAGTTGAATGATTTGTTCCTCATCCTTATGTTTTATATAACAATGAGGGACACCAAATTTTTCTGCTCTCTTAGCAGCACCACAGTCTTTCTTGTTGTGTATCATCAACACAACCTCATCTTCCCAACATGATCTAAGGATATTCTCGAAGTTGGTTCCGTTACCAGAACATAATACTCCTAATCTCATAGCGATTGATGCGTATAATTTATATAGAGTGTATCATTTAATACTCAACAGTTATGTTACCAGATAGTGTTGTTCCTGTATTTCCTGGTAACACTTCATGTCCTAGAAATGATGGAAACATTATCATAGATCCTGGTTCTAGGTTAGGTCTATAATCCATTCGAAATACCTTTGAGGAATCACCAAAATGATTTTGAATCAATGGCATGATGGGATGAACGAATGCAGTCTTGGATGTTACATCTTCATAAAT